GTATAGGGCGGTCTCCTTTGATATACCGATATTTCGTATCTGGCTGCCTCTTTAATATCTGACAGGAGTCCATTGCGGCATCTTTTATAAAATTTCCGACAAGCTCTGTGAAATAGTCATGTTCAGTTTTCCCGAATGAAATAAACGGAGAAAGGCCTAAAGCATACCCAGAAAATGTCATGCCTCATTTACCTCCTTGTCCTAAGATTTACCTTCTGTCCGAGAGCGTCCGTGGCTGTCCGCCCAGTCCGCTTTTCAAATAGGCCGTTTTGCTACAATAGAATCAGCAAACCGAATTACCGGAAATCCTTCGTGTAAGTGTAGTAATCAATAGAGATTATATCACACTTGGATTTGGATTTCTACACTTTTTGCAAAATTTTGTGTTGCGAACGCATATCAAAATTTGCGTGATTAAAAATTTGGTTTGCACTGCCGTAAAGCTCATCCGCTGATCACGGATGATTCCAGAGCAGAGCGGCAGACAACTGAACACAAAGCCAACGACTGGAATAGTTGGCCAGCACTGAAATGAGGATTTCGTTTCGGTTGGCCAACTGCGCATTCTTCCGGCTGCTCTCACGAGTCCTCATTTCGACCAGACAGGGTCGAAGGAGGGCCCGGAGAATGACAGTAAATCAGAGTAAAAAACAGGACAAGCAGTATCAGATCCCAATGGTGGTAACGGACGAGGTCATCCGTGATTTTGGTATCCAGTCGGAGGATGTCACCTGGCGGCGCATCGGCAACCGCAAGTGCCGGGTGGTGATGGTGGACGCAACCGAGGAGGAGTATCGGGCGTATATGGCGCCGATTTGGGCGGAAATCAAACGGGAAGACCGGGACGGCCGTTGCATGGTCAAGGGCAAAAACGGCAAGCTGATCCGCTGCCCGGAAAGTAACCGCTGTGAGGGGTGCAAGCACTTCTCAAAGGCCAGCCGTGAGCGGAATAAGCCCGCTTCCCTCTCCGTACTGATGGATGAGGGTGCGGAGCCGGCCGCAGAAGGGGCGTTTGAGGAAGATGTTATCTATGAAACAATCCTGGAAGACCTGATCGCCATGCTCAGCGAGATAAAGCCCAAGTACGGCAGGATCTTCCGTCTGCTCTATGACGGAGCCACTCAGCAGGAGATGGCGGAGGAACTTGGCATCAAGCAGCGGACGGTATCGGACGATATTAAAAAGATCCGCAGCCTGGTGCAGCCGTTGGTAAAGGATATCTTCAACCGTTAAAAAAGCGGGCGGTGCTTATCATCACGATAGGCACCGCCTTTTTCAGTCTTTCTTGTAAAACATGGTTTCATAGCCGTCTGCCCGGAGATTCAGCCCCTCTATCCACGGCGGCGTCCTTCCCATCTGCTCACAGACAGCGTCCAGAGAGACATCCATGCTGCATTCAATAATCAGCTCATCGTGGACATGGCCGACGATAAAACAGTGGGACAGCGTCCGCATGGCATACATGAGGATGTCCCTGGAGATGGCCTGAACGACATTCTCCGTGAATTTCGGGCCGTAAGATTCGATGCGCTCCCACTTCTTTGTGCTGCCGACGCCCTCATAGGTGACGGAATCACCGCCGAACTTGTTTGTCCCCATCTTAGGTTTCACATAACAGAGCTGCCGGCCGGAAGGCAGAATGATGAACAGCATTCCGCTGCGATAGCGGAATCGGATGCCGTGTGTCTCTGTGTCCAGCCGCTGGCGGACGGCGGTTTTCACGGCATTGTCCACATCCCACCAGAACTGCACAATGTTCGGATTGGAGGTGCGCCATGCATCCACAAGGGGCTGGAGCTCATCCTCGGTAAGACCCATTTCCAAAGCACCCATCGACTTGAGGGCGCCTACCGATCCGCCGTATCCCAGGGCGAGTTCGGCGATTTTGCCTTTCTGCCTGAGATGGGCGTTCTGCCCGTGCTTTTCCACCGGCACATGGAACATGGCAGAGGCGCTGGCGCAGTAGATGTCGCCGTTCTCCGCAAAAACCTTCAGCCGCCAGGACTCGCCGGCCAAAAATGAAAGCACCCTGGCTTCGATGGCGGAAAAGTCAGAAACAATGAATTTGTATCCGTCCCTCGGCACAAACGCCGTGCGGATGAGTTCTGACAGGACTTCCGGTACGGAGTCGTACAGGGTGGAGAGCAAGGCGTAATCCCCCGAACGGACAAGGCTTCTCGCGTCCTCCAGATGTGCCATGTGGTTCTGCGGCAGGTTCTGCAATTGAATCAGCCTGCCCGCCCAGCGGCCGCTGCGGTTTGCGCCGTAAAACTGGAACATCCCCCTCGCCCTTCCGTCCGCGCATACGGCGTTCTGCATGGCCTGGTACTTCTTTACGGAGGACTTGGCAAGCTGCCGGCGCAGCTCCAGCACCTCAGCAAGCTCCGGCGGCGCAGTTTTCAGCAGTTCCTTCACAGCCTTCTTGTCCAGGGAGTCCACCTCAAGGCCATGCTTTGTAAGCCATTCCTTCATCTGCTGGACGGAGTTTGGGTTCTCCAGGGCGGTGAGCTGCTGCATCTTTGCGGAGAGTTCTTCCCTGGAACGCTCATCAATGGTGATGGCCTGTTCCACCAGTGCCATGTCAAGCTGTATGCCTCGGTCGTTGATCTCCTGGTCGAGATGGTATTCCTCCCACAGGAAATCCGGCACGGGGAACTTCGACAGCTTCTGCTGAATCGCCATCTCGGTTTCCACATCCCGCTTGTTATACGCGATGAAGGTTGACCATTTTACCGGGTCATGCTCCGGGAGGTTGCGCGTCCTGCCGCCATTGGCCTTGGTAGGCTTACAGGGGACGCAGAAATAGCGGATGAGCGCCTTTCCCTCAGCCATCTTCTGATTCTCCAGCTTGAGGACTTTGCCGATCCCATCCAAAGAGAGGGGAAGCCCCATGTACGCGCCCCATACCAGGGAGCAGCGCCAGGAGGTCGGGTCAAGGTAATTTCGGACGGTGTCCTCCTCTATGCTGTAGGAAGAAAAATACTGCGGATAGTTCCGGCGCAGCCAGACGGAGAGGCAGACCCGTTCGAAGGACGCATTGTACGCCCACTTGATGACGGAATCGTCCGCAAGCGCCTGGATGATATCCTCCGGCACGGTAGCGCCGGATGCCAGGTCATATACGGTGACCTCGCCGCCGTCCACAGAAACACCAAAAAGCAGGATTTCAAAATCAGGGGACTCGGCGTACTTATACACGCCGCATTTTTTCAGATCAACATCGGAAAAGGTCTCCAAGTCGATTGATAAGGTGTGGATTGCCATAGTGCTGTTACCTCCATAAGAAACAGGCGGCAGGGGTTCTGTTCCTGCCGCCCGGTGTGCATTGCTTATTCCTCCGGCTGTTTTGCCGCCTGGCGTTTCTTCTCCCTGTGCTTCTTAAACCTTGTCCAGCACCAGTGCAGGAAGTCGGTGATCCAGTACACGATACTGCCGAGGGCAAATCCGTACAGGAGAATGAAAATCACGATCACATCAAACTGTTTTGCGAACTCATAAAGCTCTGTCATATCCATTTACCTCACATTTTCTTTGAATGGGCGGGCGGCAGCGGTGACTGCCGCCCAGTGTTGTCTCAGGAAAGATAATCTTCATCATCCTCGGTGGAGAAATCATCCTCGGCACGGCTCTTGCCGCCCAGCGGCTCCCCATCAGAGATCTTCTGCAGGTTGTTCAGCCCGCAGGCGATGCCCCGGTTGCCGTTGGAGTTAAAGGCATACAGGTTGATGCTCGCCCTGCCGTATACGCCGGAGTACACTTCGGAGCGCTCCAGAATGGGGTTCAGGTCTGCATCCACAATGCCGGGTGCGGTGGCAGAATTGGCGTTGATGAAGTACGCATCCGCATAGACCGGATCGTCGGGGCGTTCCGCATCGCCGTCACGCAGCGGGGTCTTGATGACCGAAAGGGCGGGGACGGTCTTGCCGTTGCCCTTCAGCTTGGACTCGCCCTCCTCATAGGCCGCCTGGATTGCTGTTTTGATGGCTTCCACGGTCTTCTTGTCGGATTTCGGGATGATCAGGCTGACGCTGTACTTGGGCGTGCCGCCGTTGATGCTCTTGGGGTCCCAGACATTCGCATAGCTCCAGCGGGTTCTGGGGCCGGTGATTACCTTCGTCTTATTTACGATCTTTGCCATAATTGTTGTCCTCCTCATTTTCTTTGAAATCATTGATGGCTGTGTTCATGGCCGGGCGCTTATCGCTCTCCGGCACAAGTACGGGTTTGCCGGGCGGCTTGTAGACAAGGTCGCCGAGCAGCTCTTCAAACTTCTTCCGGCCAAGGGCCTGGCTCATGGCCGTGATGCCCAGCAGTCTCTTCTCATATGGCTCATAGCCGGCATCCTCGACAGCCTTTGCGACTGCGGCCTCATCGGTGTACTTCCGGTTGGAGCGGCCCTCGACCACTTTGAATCCTGTGAACTTCGTCCCGGAGAGGGCTTTCTGCAGGGCGTAGTCCTTGACGTCACCAGCCCAGGAGACCAGTTCGTCCGCTTTGGTAAGAATAGCGGCGACCTCATCATCTCCCAGGAGCGCGGGCATCTCGAAGTCATACCGTGCCAGCTCCAGGTTGTACTCTGCCCGCTTGCGGCAGTTAGCCTTTGCCTTGCAGAACTGGCAGTGGCCGCCGGCTTTGAACTCGCCCTTGCCCTCGTATGCCAGCTTTGCGGCAGGGGCAAGCACGGTCTTAGCCCAGGCCAGGAGTTCTTCCCGGCTCATGGTGTATGTGCTGACATTCTCCCGGCGGGGCTGGTAGATGGTAAGGCTGACCTGCGCGATATCGTAAATGCCATCGAACAGGTCGAGGGCGCCCAGCGCATAGCAGGAAAGCTGGCTGTTCTTCTCCGCCGACACCAGGACGCCAAGCCCGTGCTTGTAGTCAATGATGTGGAGAAGCCCATCCGATACGATGACGCAGTCCCCGGTGCCGAAGCTGCCCTCGATCCCCACATAGCGGGAATAGTCGAGCCGCTGCTCCACAAGCACCAGCGGGTCGGCGCAGCGTTTTCTGGCCTTTGCCACTTCCTCCATCACGAAGGCGCAGTACCCCTCAGCGCAGTCCTCCATCTCCTGGGAGTAGTAGGTCAGGTTCTCTGTGGGGTTCTTTGCGCTGCGGCCGAGGGCTTTCTCCACCTTATAGGCGCACAGCTCATGGCAGTCGGTTCCCTCCTGGGCGTATTCGCTGGGCCTGTCCGCAAACTCCTCGCAGAGCCGGGCCGACGGCGGGCAGTTGATCCACCTGTGGCTTGCGGAAGCGGAAAGGAAAGAATGCTTACCCATCGTTTCCCGCCTCCGGCTTTCCGAGCGCGTCCGCTTCCTTCAGAAGCCCTTCAAACTTAGAAGGGTCAATATCTGACAGTTTCCTCGCTCCATATTTCGTGATGAGGGCTTTCACCTCTGCCGAGTACCCTGTCTGGGCGATCACCGTCATGCGGTGGCGCACCTCCTCAAGGGTGAGTGCTTTCGGCTTCTCCTTCGGCGGCGCATTCTCCGCCGCCTGGGAAGAAAACATCCCCGCCAGCGTGTTGGCGATTTCGATGATGGTCTCCCCGCAGGAGCGCAGCTCCTTAATCTGTAAGTCCAGGTCGCTCATTTTCCCCATCCGGCGTTCCTCCTTCCTGATTTGCCGTCTGCAGCTTTCTGGCGAGACGCTTCGCGATCACGCTGATGGCGATCAGTACATCGGCGAGTTCCTCGTCAAGCTGCCTGTCCTTGGTTGTCTCCGTGTTTTCCTGCATCCGCAGCACCTCCGTTTCCGAGCGGCTTTCCTGCCCCTCTGTCTCTGAAAGGACAGAACCGGGATTTTTCAGCGGAGAAAAATTTGCCGTCCCTGTGCCTCTCACTTCTGAAAGGACAAGGACGGCATTTTTTAGCGGTGTTTTTGCGGAAAATCTGACAGCGGCAGTTCGCATTTAATAATAGGAAACGAAAAAAGTCCGGGCGTTCACCGCTGAAAAGGAGGATTTCTGTCCTTTCACAATTAGAGAGGTGTAAGCCGCTCAATTTTCAGAGAAAGGACGGAAAAAGCTATGGGAACAGCGAAATCAAAAGGTCTGCCGCGCTGCACGGCGCATCGGGACTGCTTTGCTAATAAGGACGGTGTGTGCGTCTGCCTGGGTGACAATGACTTCCACGGAAAGGTCTGTCCGTTTTTTAAGACCACGGCACAGTGTGACGAGGACAGGCAGAAAAGCTATGAGCGGTTGGTCAGCATTGGACGGGACGACCTGGTCGAGCGGTATCAAGTGAGGGGTGTGTATGGGAGTTAGCAGATATAACAGCGAAGGCTACTACGACCCGACGGCCTATGAAGCCCTCACAAAAATCGTTCAGGAGGAAAAGGCGGCGAGATACCGGCCGCTGGTGTATATCTGCTCCCCATACTCCGGGGACACAGAGTGCAATACCGAAAAAGCAAGGCGGTACAGCCGGTTTGCCGCAGACGCCGGCACGATCCCCATTGCGCCGCATCTGCTGTTCCCGCAGTTCTTATCGGAAGAAACGGAACGGGAGCTGGCGATTTTTATGGATCTGGTGCTGCTGGGCAAGTGTGAGCAGCTCTGGGTGTTCGGCGGCGAGGTGTCCGATGGGATGCGCCGGGAGATTGGAAAGGCAAAGCAGAAAAATATGACGATCCGTTATTTTACGGAGGATATGGAGGAAACGGAATGCAGATGACAATTTATGACGCCGTGACGGTGGGGAGCCGGTCAAACTGCGTGTATCCGAATCCCGTGACGGTCACGGATGCGGACACCATGCGGCAGGCTGCAGCCTTTGACCATGTGTGCGCGGCATATAAGCAGAACTACCGCAGTGTGGACAATTTCTTGAAAGCGGACTGTCTGCCGATGGACTGCGACAACGACCACTCGGATGACCCGGACGACTGGCTCACGCCCTTTGACGTGGCGATGGACTTTCCTGGCGTGGGGATGATCTTTGTCTACAGCAGGAGCCACATGAAGCAGAAAGGAAAACGCGGCCCCAGGCCCCGGTTCCATGTGTATTTTATCTGTACGGAGACAACAAATTCAGAGATTTACAGCTCATGGAAAGACAGATTGATCGCCGATTACCCTTACTTCGATGACGGGGCCAAGGATAGCGCCCGGTTCCTGTTTGGGGTAAAGAATGCGGTGGTCGAGGTGTATGACGGCGAAATTACCATTGATGAGTTCCTGGCAGACAGTTTTGCGGAGTGGGACGCGGCGCAGGGGCAGATCCCGGAGGGTTCCCGGAACAAGACCATGTCCCATTACGCTGGCCGAATCATCAAGCGGCTGGGAAATACAGAGGAAGCCCATAAGCAGTTTCTGAAGGAAGCGGAAAAATGCAGTCCGCCGCTGGATGACGCGGAGCTTGCGGGTATCTGGGCCAGCGCCGTGAAGTTCGGTGCGAAGGTAGCCGCCCAAGAGGGATATATCCCGCCGGAGCAGTATAACCAGGACTTCCTGCTGATGCCAGAAGATTTTTCAGATGTAGGCCAAGCTATCGTGCTGTCGCGGGAGTACATGGATCGGCTCCGCTTCTCCCCGGCTACGGATTACATCGTGTTCAACGGCTCGTTCTGGGAAGAATCCCAGCCCAACGCCCAGGGCATTGCCCAGGAGCTGACCGCGAGACAGCTTGAAGAGGCGGAAACAGAGATACAGCGGTGCATGAAGGAAATGTCGGAAAATGGCGCATGGGCCATGCTCGCCGCGATGGGCGCCAAGAAAGCGGCTGCGGCGTTCAGCGAAGCCCAGCGGCGCTCCTTTGAAAAGTATGAGCGGGCGGAAACTTACCGGAAGTATGCCATCAAGCGCCGGGATACGAAATACATCTCGGCGGCGTTAAAGGAGGCCCGCCCGATGATCCAGATCGAGCAGCGCGTCCTGGATGCGGATGAGTTTTTACTGAACCTGCCGTCCGGCACCTGCGATCTGAGGACGGGGGCTGTTCGGGAACACAATGCCCAGGACTATATCACGAAGCAGACGGCGGTGGACCCGTCCGGGGATGGCATGGATGTCTGGGAGGACGCCCTCCAAACCTTCTTCCAGGGGGACACCGACCTGATCCGCTATGTGCAGGAGATCGTGGGGCTTGCCGCTATCGGCAAGGTCTACATTGAAGCGCTGGTCATTGCCTATGGCGAGGGCAGGAACGGCAAATCCACCTTCTGGAACACCATCGCCCGTGTGCTTGGCACCTACTCCGGCAATATGTCCGCAGACACCCTGACCGTGGGCTGCAAGCGCAACGTGAAACCGGAACTGGCGGAAGCCAAGGGCAAGAGGATGATCATTGCCGCCGAGCTTGAGGAAGGGATGCGCCTGAACACCTCCAACGTCAAGCAGCTCTGCTCCACAGATGAGATCTATGCGGAGAAAAAGTACAAGGCGCCGTTCTCCTATGTCCCCACCCATACGCTGGTGCTGTATACCAATCATCTGCCCAGGGTCGGGGCGATTGACCAGGGCACCTGGCGCCGGCTCATCGTAATCCCCTTCAACGCCAAGATTGAGGGCAAGGCCGACATCAAGAACTATTCGGACTTCCTGTTCAAAACGGCGGGCGGCGCTGTGCTTTCGTGGATCATCGAGGGCGCAAAGCGCGTCATTGCCAGCGATTACAAAATCGTCCAGCCCAAGGTAGTGCAGGACGCCATCCAGAAATACAAGGAGAACAATGACTGGCTGGCCCATTTCCTGGATGACTGCTGTGAGGTAGGGGACGATTTTGAAGCAAAATCCGGGGAGTTTTATAACGCCTACAGGAGCTACTGTCTGCAGATGGGCGAATACACCCGGAGTACGACTGATTTCTACTCCGCGCTGGAATCCACGGGAGTGGTGAGAAAGCGTACCCGTACAGGCGTGATCATTTACGGGCTGAAACTCAAATCGGAGTTTGAGGATTAACAGGTGTGTAGGTCATGTACCTCTCTACCAGAGTTGCTCTAAGGAGATAAAAAAACAATATATAAGAGAGAATCGGGGGAAGAGGTACATGACCGTCACACAGGAAAAACGGAGGTTGAAAAATGCTTTTTTACACATGGATGATAAAGAACCATTTAAAGGGCAATTCCGCCAAGGGGCTTCTTGCCAGGAGCATGAAAGCAGAAGGAAATGGATTCCCTAAAAGGCGGCGCTTAAAAACGCTGGTCGGGTATCTTGAACATCGCGGCGCAAGCCAAGAAGTTATGGATGCCCTTGTGGAGTGTTGGGAGGAATACGAAAACCATGAGAGAGAAAGTCATCGAACAGAAGCTGGTTAAAGCGGTCAGGGCAAAAGGCGGGATTGCGCCAAAGTTTGTGTCGCCGGGATTTTCCGGGGTTCCTGACCGCCTTATCCTATTGCCGGATGGGAAATGCGGCTTTGTGGAAGTAAAGGCCCCTGGCGGGAAACCACGGCCGCTGCAGGAGTCAAGGATACGCCTTTTACGGCGGCTGGGCTTCTTGGTATTCATCCTGGATGACGAGAGCGAGATTCCCCACATCCTTTCTGAGATCGGAGGTGACAGCGGTGGAGTTTAAACCGCACGATTATCAGCAGTACGCCATTGAGTATATCGAAACGCACGAGATTGCCGCCATTCTGCTTGACATGGGCCTTGGCAAGACAGCCATCACGCTGACGGCATTGTACGACCTGTTGTTCGACTACTTCGAGATTACCCGCGTCCTGGTGATCGCACCGCTGCGGGTGGCGAGGAATACCTGGCCCCAGGAGATTGAAAAGTGGGACCATCTGAAAGATGTCCGTTATTCCGTGGCGGTCGGTACCGAAAAAGAACGGCTGGAGGCGTTCCGCAGGGATGCGGATATCTACATCATCAACCGGGAGAATGTCCAATGGATGGTGGAGAATGTCCCCTTTGAATTTGACGCCATCGTGGTGGACGAGCTTTCGTCCTTCAAAAACTGGAACAGCAAGCGGTTCAAATCGCTGATGAAGGTGCGCCCCAGGGCAAAGCGCGTCATTGGCCTTACGGGTACCCCGTCCGGGAACGGGCTGATGGACCTGTTCGCCGAGTTTAAGGTGCTGGATATGGGACAGCGATTGGGGCGGTTTATCACCAAGTACCGCCAGGACTATTTTCGGCCGGATAGGATGAACGGTCAGGTGGTGTATTCCTATAAGCCTCTGCCGGGAGCAGAGAAACGGATCTATGACAAGATCTCCGATATTACCATCTCCATGAAAGCCGCCGACCACCTCAAGATGCCGGAACTCATAAACAGCGAGTACCGGGTGTATATGGATGAGCCAGAACGAGCCATTTACGATGAGATGTGCGAAGATCTGGCGGCACAGCTTGACAAGGGCGAGGTGACGGCGGCAAATGCCGGAGTGCTGTCCGGAAAACTCTGCCAGATGGCAAATGGGGCGGTCTATACGGATGACGGGGATGTGGAATATATCCACGACCAGAAACTGGACGCCCTGGAGGACATCATCGAGAGCATGAATGGAAAGCCCCTGCTGGTGGCCTACTGGTACCAGCACGACCTTGACCGCATCGAGGATCGGCTGCGGATGCGGAAAATCGGCTTTGCAAGGCTGGACTCTAACGCCAGCATCGCAAAGTGGAACCGGGGCGAAATTCCCGTGGCGCTGATCCATCCCGCTTCTGCCGGTCACGGGCTGAACCTTCAGAGCGGCGGCTCCACCCTCTGCTGGTTTGGCCTCACCTGGAGCCTGGAACTGTACCAGCAGACGGTGGCGCGGCTTTACCGGCAGGGGCAGGCGTCCAAGACCGTGGTCATACAGCACATCATCACGGACGGCACCATTGATGAGCGCATTATGAAAGCCCTGCAGTATAAGGACAGGACACAGTCGGCGCTGATCGATGCGGTCCGGGCAAACCTAAGAAAATGAGAGTCAATCAAGGCAAATCCGAGGGAAGAAATTTCTTTTTCGGAGGTAGTGCCTATGAACAAGCAGCAGACGGAAATGAAGGAGTACCTTTCCCAGGCGTTCCGCATTGACCAGCGGATACAGAGCAAGATGGAGCAGGTGGCGTCACTGAATGACCTCGCCACACGGGCAACTGCGACCTATTCGGATATGCCCGGAAGTGAGACGAGGAACCTCCACCGCATGGAGGACGCCATCCTTTCCATCATTGAGCTGGAGGCGGAGATCAATGGGGACATCTGCAAACTGGTGCAGACGAAAAAAGACATCGTCCATAAGATCAAGGCTGTCCAGAACACGGAGTACCAGACCCTTCTGGAACTGCGGTATCTGTGCTTTAAGTCCTGGGAGCAGATCGCCGTGGACATGGGATATGAACTTCGGTGGCTGTACCGTCTCCATCACAGGGCGTTGGACGCCGTTTCTGAAATAAGCCACTAAAAGCCACTGCAATACACCTTGTCCCTGTGATATAGTTAGAATCAGAAAAACAGGACAAGGAACGAGCCTTGCGGGAGCAATCCTGCAGGGCTTTCCTTTTGCCCGGAAAGCGAGGTGCAGCGTGCCAAAGAAACCAAAACGCCCATGCTCCTACCCCGGCTGTCCAAACCTCACGGACGGGCAGTACTGTGAGGAGCATGAAGCTATTGCCCGGAAACGGTACAACAAGTACGGCCGCCCTGCTGACAACAACAAGAAGTACGGCAGGGCTTGGAAACGAATCCGCGACCGCTACGCTGCGGCGCACCCTTTGTGTGAGATGTGCCTGAAGGAGGGTCGGCTGACTCCTGTGGAGGAAGTCCATCACATTGTTCCCCTCTCGCAGGGCGGGACGCATCGGAACGATAACCTGATGAGTCTATGCCAGTCCTGCCACACCAAGATCCACCATGACCTTGGCGACCGGTGACCGTGGGGCGGTCAAAATCTCCGGGACCTTCATGAGCGGACAGCGGCCTGGGGCTTCGTGCGCGAAAAAGGCGAAATCAAAAGGGTAATTAAGGGCGGCCGGCTGCGGCTGCTCATTTTTTCAAGGAAAGGGGTGAGAAAATGCCGACAAAATCCAATAACACAGGCGGACGCGGCGGCGCGAGACCCGGTGCGGGAAGAAAAAAGTCCGCGGTCAAGGAGAAAGCCGAGAACGGCAATCCGGGCGGGCGCAGATTGGAAGTGCTGGATATTCTCGAAGTCGAGGGTGTTGATATGCCAAAGCCCCATGAGTTCCTCTCCGCCGAGCAGCGTGACGGAAGCACGCTCCAGGCGGAGGAGATATACACGGAAACCTGGGAGTGGTTAAAGAAGGTGGGCTGTGCGGCGAAGGTGTCTCCCCAGCTATTGGAGCGGTACGCCATGTGCAGCGCCCGCTGGATTCAGTGCGAGGAGATGACCAACCGCATGGGTTTCCTCTCCAAGCATCCTACCACCCAGAAGCCGATCCCATCCCCGTTCATTAACATCGGCATTAACTACATGAACCAGGCGGTGCGGCTCTGGAACGAAATCTTCCAGATCGTGAAGGAAAACTGCAGCACCGATTATGGGGAGATATCTCCCCAGGACGATTTGATGGAGCGTCTGCTCCGTGCAAGGAAGGGGTGAAGCCATGTTTGAGAAAGTAAATCCGTGCCACCCGGATAAGGTGGCCGACCGAATCGCCGGCGCACTGGTGGATGCGGCGTACAGGAAAGAAGAAAATCCCAGGATTGCTGTGGAAGTCCTCATCGGCCACGGTGTCTGTCACATCATCGCGGAGAGTTCCGTACACATTTCGCAGGATGAGGTGGACGCCATTGTGAAGCGTATCGGCGGGAATTTGCACCCGGATTATGTGGAAGTGCCGCAGGACGGACGCCTTGCCAACAACCAGGCAGAAGGAATCCGCTGCGGCGACAACGGTATCTTCAAAGGAATGCCGGTCACGGAGGAGCAGAAAGCCCTCTGCGAGATTGCCAAAAATGTGTATCACACATATCCCTCGGATGGGAAGTACATCATTGATGAGGCAAGGCTGATCCTCTGCCAGAGCAATGCGCCTACGGAAGAACTAAAAAGGTTATATCCCTCCGCCGAGGTCAATCCCCTGGGCGACTGGACGGGCGGCACGGATGTGGACTCCGGCGCAGCCAACCGGAAGCTGGGCAGCGACATGGCCGATTCCGTGACGGGCGGCGGCCTTCACGGGAAAGACCTCTCCAAAGCAGATGTGTCTGTCAATATCTACGCATGGCTGAAGGCGCAGGAAACGGGAAAGCCCGTGGAACTGTGCTGCGCCATCGGGGATGATACGGTGGACGGCATTCTCTATAGAGAGATCGTGGAGACTGCCCGGAGATACATCCAGAGCCTTGGCGGTTTTGAGAAATTTGCGGAATGGGGGCTGGTGCGATGAAGACAACGACCGAGATGCAGCTTGTACCCATTACTAAGCTGGTGCCCTATGTGAACAATGCCCGCACCCACTCCCCGGAGCAGATCACAAAACTCCGCTCTTCTCTCAGGGAGTTCGGCTTTATCAATCCCGTCATCATCGACCGGGACTTCAATGTGATTGCCGGCCACGGGAGAATCCTGGCGGCAAAGGAGGAAGGCATCAAGGAAGTGCCGTGTGTGTTTGTCGACCATCTCACCGAGGCTCAGAAGAAAGCCTATATCATTGCGGACAACCGCATGGCGATGGACGCCGGATGGGATGAGGAGCTTCTGCGGGTGGAGATCGAGTCTCTGCAGGGCATGGACTTTGATCCCCTGCTGACCGGCTTTGACGAGAAGGAACTGGCCGACCTGTTTGCGGATGATTCCGGCAGCGAAGCCAGGGATGATGATTTTGACCTGACCGCCGCGCTTGAGAAAGCCTCCTTTGTGGAGCGGGGTGATATCTGGACGGTGGGCCGGCACCGCCTTGTATGCGGGGATGCCACCTCCGCCGAGGATGTGACTCTGCTCATGGACGGCAGGAAGGCCAATCTCATCGTGACGGACCCGCCCTATGGCGTTTCCTTCAAAAGTTCCAGTGGTCTGACCATCCAGAACGATTCCATGAAAGACGAGGAGTTTTATAACTTCCTCCTCTCCGCTTTTCAGTGCATGGCGGAGCATCTGGAGAAAGGCGGCGTAGCTTATGTGTTCCATGCGGACACTGAGGGCTTGAACTTCCGAAAGGCGTTCATTGACGCCGGGTTCCATCTGGCTGGCGTGTGTATCTGGGTGAAGAACTCCCTGGTGCTGGGACGCTCGGATTACCAGTGGCAGCATGAGCCTGTGCTGTATGGCTTCCTGCAGAATGGCAAGCACCCGTGGTATTCCGACCGCAAGCAGACCACCATCTGGAACTACGACAAACCGAAGCGCAATGCAAACCACCCGACCTCCAAGCCGCTGGACCTGCTGGGATATCCCATCGGGAATTCCACCCAAGAGAATGCCGTGGTGATTGACACCTTCGGCGGCAGCGGCTCCACCATGATGGCCTGTGAGCAGATGAACCGTGTCTGCTGCATGATGGAACTGGACGAGAAGTACGCATCGGTCATCCTCCGCAGGGCCGTGGAGAACGGCATCCCGCCGGAGGATATTTTTGTGGAGAGAAACGGAGAAAAGATGATGTACTCCGACCTTGTAAAAGAGGTGGAGGTACCAGTTGAATAAATTGACTCTCGGCAGCCTCTTTGACGGCTCCGGCGGTTTCCCCTTGGGCGGCCTGCTCTCCGGCATTACCCCCGTGTGGGCTTCGGAGATCGAGCCGTTCCCCATCCGGGTGACCACAAAGCGGCTGCCTTTTATGAAGCACTATGGCGATGTCTCCCGGATGGACGGCAGGAAGATTGAACCGGTGGATATCATCACCTTCGGCTCGCCTTGCCAAGATATGAGCATTGCGGGTCGGCGGGAAGGATTGGACGGCTCCCGTTCCAGCTTGTTCTATGAAGCCGTCCGGATCGTAAAGGAAATGAGGTGTGCAACTGATGGCAGATATCCAAGGTACATTGTCTGGGAGAACGTCCCCGGCGCGTTCAGTTCCAACAAGGGCGCGGACTTCCAGTCCGTCCTCGAAGAGATCTGCTCGGTCAAAGGATACGAAATTGATCCTGCTCGACCTGAGAGATGGGCAAACGCCGGGGAGATCGTGGCAGACGATTTCAGTCTCGCATGGCGGGTATTTGATGCGCAGTACTGGGGAGTCCCCCAGCGCAGAAAACGCATCTACCTTGTCGCAGATTTTGCAGGCGGGAGTGCCGGAAAAATACTATTTGAGTCCGAAGGCGTGTCTGGGTATACTCCGCAGGGCTTCCGCCCGTGGCAAGGAGTTGCCGGAGCTTTTGCGGAAGGCGCTGGAGCGTCAGGCTGCGTCTGCCTAAATGACCAGGGCGGCAGCCGCATAGATGTGACGGAGGATGTCGCGGCAACTCTCCGGGCGGAAAACCACGGGCACCCGCCTTGCGTGATGGGTGCCGCCGGCTTCTGTACCGAGCATTCCGCACAAGCCAGGGGCATCGGGTATGGGGAGGAAACCTCGCCCACCCTCCGTGCCGGTACGGTGCCGGCGGCGGTCTATGAGAACCATAGCCAGGACACCAGATACATCGGCCCTCTGGAGACAGCGCCCACGGTCAATGCCACTTATGGTATGGGCGGGAACAACCAGCCCTTTGTAGTGGAGACGCCTAAGACGCTGAAGATCCGCTCCGGCTGTGAGGGCGGCGGCAAGGGCGCGCTGATCCAGGATAATAAATCCGCCACTCTGGGCTGCAACAATGACCAGACACTGTTCGTGCCGAAGGTCTATGGTATCTGCTCCAAGGACAGCAACGCCATGAAATCGGAGAATCCCAAGAGCGGATTCTACGAAGCGGAAACTTCCAGATGCCTGGATGCGAACGGTGGCAATCCTACCTGCAACCAGGGCGGCATGGCTGTGGTGGCCCTGCAGGGGTCCATGATTGGCAGGGCGGACAAGAACGGTCCCCAGGGCAGCGGCGTGAATGAGGATGTGTCCTTTACGCTGGACGTTGTCGACCGCCATGCGGTGGCTTACTGTATGACCACCGGCACTTACACCCAGACGCTTGAGGAACAGTCCCCGACCCTGATGGCAAGGGACTATAAGGACCCGCCTGTGGTGAACGAGACCGAGCCGGAGTACATCGTCCGCAGACTGACGCCTACCGAGTGCGCCAGACTGCAAGGATTCCCGGACTGGTGGTGCGCCGGGCTTGGGACAGACGAGCCGACCGAGGATGAGATCGAGTTCTGGACAGAGGTGTTTGAGATACACCGCTCCGTCATGGGGACGTCCTCCAAGCCAAAGAGCCGGAACCAGATCGTCAAGTGGCTGAAGAATCCCCATTCCGACAGCGCGGAATATAAAATGTGGGGCAACGGCGTGGCGCTCCCCAACGTCTATTTTGTGCTTTCCGGGATCGTGTACTATGCACAGTTTTCGGAAGGATAAATTGGTTTCTATTCTACAGAGAAATGTGCGAAAATCGCTTGCTATTTCAGGGGTTCAGAGTGATATATGTACCTACCAAAAACAAAGGAGGTTTTCGCACATGGAAATCAGATACAATGTGACGGGCGCCAAGCGCAAGGAACTGGTAAAAGTTATCGCCAATGCCACAGGCGCCAGGGCGGAATACAAGTTCATGCCCACCTGCAATTATGAGATTGATTATTTCACGGTCACCAAGGATGGGACGCTCCTATTTGACGACCGTGCCGACAGCGAGGAAGTCGAGCGGGTGCTGGAAGCCATCTCCGCCGCCGGCTTTGAATGTGAGCCGCAGGACGGCGGTGAGCAGCCCTTCGGGGAGGAAACCAAGGAAGCGGCAGAAGCCGCCGACACTGCGCCACAGGCGGCAAACGTGGGGCTTACGGTGGAAATCCCGCTCGACAAGGTGGCGGTGGGCAACCTTACCAAGCTGCTGGACGCCAAGGGGAATCTGATACGGAAGGCCCTGGGCATCACCGACCTTCGCATCGAGGTTTTGGAAGACCGGGTGGCATTTCCCTGGTTCTCCCAGGTGGACACAGATTCCGCAGCCGCCTATACCCACTTCATTTCCGCGCTTTGCGAGATGAGCAGGAATGCCAAGCGGGTAACAGCGACTGAGAAACCGGTGGATAACGAGAAATACGCCTTCCGCTGCTTTCTCCTGCGCCTGGGCTTCATCGGCAGCGAGTACAAGATGGAACGCAAAATTCTGCTGAAGAACCTGACCGGTTCCTCGGCCTTCAAGAACGGGGGTGTGAGCCATGAAGTTTCCGAGTAGAGAGATTGTGGAGCGCATCCGCCGGGAATATCCTGCCGGCACCCGTGTGGAACTGGTGCGGATGGATGATGTGCAGGCTCCGCCCGCCGGCACAAAAGGCACCGTCAAAGGCGTGGATGATACCGGCTCCCTCCTCATGCGCTGGGACAACGGCAGCGGCCTGAACGTGGTCTATGGGGAGGACGTTGTGAAAAAGGTGGGTGACCGCCATGCCGAATAACATTCTGAAGGACTTCTTCTATGGGAACATCAATCCGAATGAAAAGCAGTTTGATCGCAATTCGGAGTATGGAAAGGCTGCTGCCGGTCTGGCCGATGAAGAAGAAAAGCTCCGATCCATGCTGGATCAGGAGGCAGCCACAGTTCTCGATAAGATGATTTGTCTACAAGCCGCCATTGCGGGCATGACCGCTGAGGAGTACTTCATCGATGGGCTGCGGACGGGATTCCGCCTGGCTCTTGCTATCCTTGATGAGGAGGAAAACGGCCTTCTCAAGCCAATATCGGATGGCGGCAAACAGCCATAAACTACACAATATCCTGCGGTCATCTTTGTGTAATATATAACGCGGAATGAACTTGCTATTATCCTCTTTTAGAGCGAATATGTGTACACCGAAAGGGAAAACACACAGCCGCAAGGCAGAAAAACGGAGGATTTCAGAATGAACGAGAAAACAGCAAGGCAGATTGCAGAGATGAAGAACCAGACCATCGGGGTCGAGGTCGAGATGAACAGCATTACCCGCCAGAAGGCAGCGAAGGTTGCCGCCGCCTACTTCGGCACAGGCAGATATGAGAACACTGCCGGCCGCAACGGGTACAGCACCTGGTCGGCTTGGGATGCGGATGGGCGCGAGTGGAAATTCCAGAAGGACGTTTCCATCGCGGGGCCGGACGAGCAGAAATGCGAACTGGTCACCCCAATCCTGACCTACGGCGACATCGAAACCCTGCAGGAGCTTTGCAGGCAGCTCAGACACGCAGGCGCCAAGAGCGATGCCTCCAGAGGATGCGGAGTCCACATCCACATCGGGGCGCAGGGGCACACGCCGCAGAGCCTTCGGAACCTCGCTAACATCATGGCGAGCCACGAAAGCCTGATCGCCGAGGCGCTGAAGCTCGACCGGGGCCGCATGAGCCGCTACTGCCGCACGGTAGACCCTCGGTTTTTGGAGCAGGTCAACCGCAGGAAGCCCCGCTCGATGGCGCACCTTGCAGACATCTGGTACACCAGTAACGGCGCAAGCTACGGCAGGAGCCACCATTACAACGACAGCCGCTACCATATGCTGAACCTCCATGCCACCTTTACCAAGGGGACGGTCGAATTCCGGCTTTTCCAATTCGATGAGCCGACCGCAGAGCGCAGGGGCGGCATCCACGCAGGGCAGCTAAAGAGCTACATCCAGCTTTGCCTGGCCTTGAGCCAGATGGCAAAGGATGTACGGACGGCAAGCCCCAAGCCCCAGCAGAACGAGAACCCCAAATACGCCATGCGCACCTGGCTCCTCCGCCTGGGCTTCATCGGCGATGAGTTCGCAACGGCCAGAGATTTCCTGACCCGTAACCTGACCGGGGACACAGCCTTCCGGCACGGCAGAGCAGCCGCTTGAAGGACACGCAGGAGTTAGCCTCCTGCCACCTTACCCCTGACCGCTTCGGCGGTCTTAAGGTGGTAGAAGGGTAACCCCTTCGGAAAGGATGGATACCAAATGGAAGAAAGAAAAACACTCAACATACGGTTTCCGCAGGAACTGGTGGAAAAATGAGAGAGCTGAAAAAACTGCGGTCCAGAGTGGAGGGGCGGCGCGTGACATGGAATGAACTGTTTGATGAGGCCATCGGTAATTACATCGAATGCGCCGAAAGGATTTTGGCGAAGGTGGAAAAGGAGGAGCAGGACAATGACAGATAAGAGGTACTACATCGCTTACGGCAGCAATCTCAATGTCCCGCAGATGCGGATGCGCTGCCCACACGCTACAATCCTTGGCACGGCAAACCTGAAAGGCTGGGAACTGCTTTTTAAGGGGAGTAAGACCGGCTCCTACCTGACCATCGAGGAAAGCGAAGGCGGCACAGTCCCTGTGGTGATCTGGGAGGTAACGGCAACCGATGAAGCCGCTCTCGACCGCTACGAGGGATTCCCTAACTTCTACTACAAAAGGGACATCCGGCTTCAGTACAAAGGCATCCGCACGGGAAAGCACAGGACGGTGACGGCCTTTGCCTACATCATGCATGAGGACAGGCCGATTGGGGTTCCGAGCAATTTCTATATGAGGACTTGCCTGGAAGGGTACGATACCTTCCGTTTTGATAAAAACGTCCTGGTTGACGCCTACGATAAATGCAGGGAGGTATGCGGATATGAAGGATAATGTGATCCGAATGGCGGTCTGCCCGCTGTGCGGCAGGACCTACCACGGCGCTCCGGCGCTTTCACGGGAGGACAACGAAACGCTCATCTGCTCGGACTGCGGCACCCGGCAGGCGCTCCAATCCATCGGCGTGGGGCCCTCCGAGCGGGAGCAGATTATCGAGACAATCCACCGCCATATGCAAGGGTGATATACACAATTTGTTCCTCTGATCTTTGTGCAGATTATGCTCCGAATTAACTTGATAATATGTGCTTTTAGAGCGAATATGTACACACCAAAAGGGAAAACGAAGAAAACGGAGGATACGAAGATGAAAGAAACAGGGATTAAGAGATACGAGGACTACACCGAGAACTGCGTAAACCGCTACCGGCTGCCGAACACCAGCACGATGGAGAACCTTTCGATGAAGGTCACCGCCGGCGAGGGCGCGGTGCTGAAGATGGGCGACAAGGTACTGGTCACCGACCATGCCTGGAAGGGATTCATCGCCGGGGTGTACGAGTTCATCGAGACACCGGAAGAAACCGGGTACAGCTACATTGAGTGCCGCCTGAACCTCATCGCCATGAGCGCAAAACTTTTCGAGGATGGTGGCCACGCCATCGCCTGGGCGATGCAGCAGTAACAACAGCAAAGACAATAACCTGAGATCGAGCCGCATGGCTCTTTCTCTCGTACAGAACCATTTTGGAGGTCGCAGTGATGCGGCTTATTTTTATGCCATTTTGGAGGTGGTGTCCATGCGAAAACTGAAAAAATACAAGCCCACCAGGTTTATGGCGAAGACCTCGCACTACGATAAGGACGCCGCCGACTATGCGGTGATGTTCATCGAGTCCCTCTGCCACACCAAAGGCACCTGGGCGGGAAAGCCCTTTGAACTGATCGACTGGCAGGAGCAGATCATCCGTGACCTGTTCGGCGTGTTGAAGCCCAACGGCTACCGCCAGTTCAATACGGCGTATATCGAAATCCCTAAGAAACAGGGTAAGTCCGAGCTTGCCGCCGCTGTGGCGCTTTTGCTTCTATGCGGGGACGGCGAGGAACGGGCCGAGGTGTATGGCTGCGCCGCTGACCGCAACCAGGCAAAGATCGTGTTTGATGTGGCAGTGGATATGGTGCGGTTCTGCCCGGCGCTTTCCAAGCGGGTGAAGATCCTGGAGTCCCAGAAGAAGATCACCTATCTTCCCACCAACTCCTCCTACCAGGTGCTGTCGGCGGATGTGGCGAATAAGCATGGCTTTAATACCCACGGCGTGATCTTCGATGAGCTGCACACCCAGCCCAACCGAAAACTCTTTGACGTCATGCTCCAGGGTTCTGGCGATGCCCGGATGCAGCCGCTGTATTTCCTGATCACCACGGCAGGCAACGACACCAACTCCATCTGCTATGAGGTACACCAGAAAGCCATTGATATTGCGGAGGGCAGGAAGGTCGATCCAACCTTCTACTCTGTCATTTACGGCGCTGCCGAGGATGAGGACTGGACAGACCCCAAGGTCTGGAAGAAGGCAAACCCCTCCCTTGGTATCACAGTGGGCATCGACAAGGTCAAGGCCGCCTGTGAATCCGCCCAGCAGAACCCAGGCGAAGAAAACGCTTTCCGGCAGCTCCGGCTGAACCAGTGGGTGAAGCAGTCCGTCCGCTGGATGCCGATGGACAAGTGGGACGCCTGCGCCTTCCCGGTTTCCGAGGACGATCTGGAGGGGCGCGTCTGCTACGGCGGTCTGGATCTTTCCTCCACTACGGACATCACGGCCTTTGTGCTGGTGTTCCCGCCGCTGGATGAGGAGGATAAATACTACATCCTGCCGTACTTCTGGATACCGGAAGAAACTCTGGATCTTCGTGTCCGGCGCGACCATGTTCCCTACGACCTATGGGAGCGGCAGGGGACGCTGATGACCACGGAAGGCAACGTGGTGCATTACGGCTACATCGAGAAATTCATTGAAAGGCTCGGTGAGAAGTTCAACATCAGGGAAATCGCCTTTGACCGCTGGGGCGCTGTGCAGATGGTGCAGAACCTGGAGGGCATGGGCTTCACAGTAGTTCCCTTCGGGCAGGGCTTCAAGGATATGTCCCCACCGACAAAGGAACTGATGAAGCTGGTGCTGGAGGAGAAAATCGCCCACGGCGGGCATCCGGTGCTGCGGTGGATGATGGACAACATCTTCATCCGTACCGACCCGGCCGGCAATATCAAAGCGGACAAGGAAAAATCCACAGAGAAGATTGACGGGGCAATCGCCACCATCATGGGGCTTGACCGTGCGATCCGCTGTGGCAACGATACAGGCGCTTCGGTTTATGACAGCCGGGGCCTTTTGTTTATCTGAAAGGATGGTGATTTGATATGGGTATCTTTTCCGGGCTTTTCCGTTCCAGGGATAAGCCACAGAACCGCACAACAGGCAGCGCCTACAGTTTTTTCTTTGGCGGAAGCTCCGCTGGCAAGCGGGTCAATGAACGTTCCGCAATGCAGATGACGGCGGTGTATTCCTGCGTCCGCATTCTGGCGGAGGCTGTTGCTGGCTTACCCCTGCACCTTTACCGCTATAAAGAGGACGGCGGCAAGGAGAAAGCCATCGACCATCCGCTGTATCTTTTGCTGCATGACGAGCCGAACCCGGAGATGAGTTCCTTCGTATTCCGGGAAACGCTCATGACGCACCTGCTCCTGTGGGGCAACGCCTACGCCCAGATCATCCGAAACGGCAAGGGCGAAGTGATCGCCCTCTATCCCCTGATGCCGGACCGGATGACGGTGGATCGTGACAGCAAGGGACAGCTTTATTACGAATACACCGTCAGCATGGATGACGCACCTACGGTCAAAGGCAGTCTTGTCCGGCTGCATCCCTCCGATGTGCTGCACATCCCAGGGCTTGGCTTTGACGGGCTGGTGGGCTATTCCCCCATCGCTATGGCGAAGAACGCCATCGGCATGGCGATTGCCTGTGAGGAATACGGGGCGAAGTTCTTTGCTAACGGTGCGGCTCCCGGCGGCGTGCTGGAGCATCCTGGGACAATCAAAGACCCTCAGCGGGTACGGGAGAGCTGGCAGTCCACCTTCGGCGGCAGCGGCAACAGCAATAAGATCGCCGTGCTGGAGGAGGGCATGAAATACACGCCTATCGGCATCTCGCCGGAACAGGCGCAGTTTCTGGAAACGCGGAAGTTCCAGATCAATGAGATTGCCCGTATCTTCCGGGTGCCGCCCCATATGGTGGGCGACCTGGAAAAGTCCAGCTTCTCCAACATTGAGCAGCAGTCGCTGGAGTTCGTGAAATACACGCTGGAGCCCTGGCTGGTGCGCTGGGAGCAGTCTATCCAGCGGACGCTCTTTTCCCCGGAGGAAAAGAAACGGTATTTTGCCAAATTCAACGTGGAAGGGCTGCTCCGGGGCGATTATGCCAGCAGGATGTCCGGCTACGCCACCGCAAGGCAGAATGGCTGGATGAGCGCCAATGACATCCGGGAACTGGAGAACATGGACCGCATCCCTGCCGAGGAGGGCGGCGACCTGTACCTGATCAACGGCAATATGCTCCCGCTTGGAAACGCCGGGGCTTTTGCAAATACCGAAACGAGCAATGACGGAAAGGAGGAAAACCCCGATGAAGAAGTTCTGGAAGTGGAAGAACCAGGCGGCGACGGAGACAGCTCCGGCGGAACGGACGCTGTTCCTCAACGGCACCATCGCCGAGGAAAGCTGGTTTGACGATGACATCACGCCACAGCTTTTCAAGGAGGAACTGATGGGCGGCAGTGGAGATATCACGGTCTGGATCAACAGCCCCGGCGGGGACTGCGTGGCTGCGGCCCAGATCTACAATATGCTCATGGATTATCCACACAACGTTACGGTCAAGATCGATGGCATTGCGGCATCTGCAGCAAGTGTGATTGCTATGGCGGGCACGAAGGTGCTGGTATCGCCGGTGTCCATGATGATGATCCACAATCCCATGACGGTGGCCATGGGTGACACCGCAGAGATGCAGAAAGCCATCGAGATGCTTGGCAGCGTGAAGGATTCCATCATCAACGCCTATGAAATCAAGACCGGGCTGTCCCGCGCCAAGTTGTCCCATCTGATGGACGCTGAGACCTGGATGGACGCGAACAAGGCGGTGGAGCTTGGCTTTGCCGATGATATTCTCAAACGCTCCGATGTACCGGAGGACATGGAGCCGCCTGCGGTGTCCATGTTCTATTCCAAAGCGGCTGTGGTTAACTCCCTCATGGATAAGATTGCAGCCAAGTGCAGGACCAACCCTAAGAAAATTGAAGATTCCAAACCCAAGGGCCGCTCCGTAGACAGTCTCTACGAGCGGCTCAATCTTTTGAAACATTAAGGAGGATACCACTATGACGATTCTTGAACTGCGCGAGAAGCGCGCCAAAGCCTGGGAAGCCGCGAAAGCCTTTCTGGATTCCCACAGAAACGATAAGGGCGTCCTGTCCGGCGAGGATGACGCCGCCTACACCCGCATGGAGCAGGAGATCACCGACCTGGGCAAGGAGATTGCCCGCCTGGAACGCCAGGAGGCGCTGGAGGCGGAACTGAACCGCCCGGTGAACAAGCCCCTGACGGGTAAGCCCATGAGCGGCAAGGAGGAGACTAAGACCGGCCGCGCCACCGATGAGTACCGTTCTAACTTCTGGAACATGATGCGTTCCAAGGCTCCTATGCCCTCTGTAGTAAATGCCCTGCAGATCGGGACGGACTCCGAGGGCGGCTATCTGGTGCCGGATGAGTACGAGCGTACCCTGGTGGAAGCACTGGAAGAGGAAAATGTATTCCGCCAGCTTGCCAGGGTGATCCAGACCTCCAGCGGCGACCGGAAGATCCCGGTGGTGGCGACCAAGGGAACCGCCTCCTGGATTGATGAGGAAGGCGCCTACACGGAGAGCGATGATTCCTTCGGCCAGGTGTCCATCGGGGCGTACAAGCTGGGGACGATGATCAAAGTTTCCGAGGAACTGTTAAACGACAGTGTCTTTGACCTGGAAAGCTACATCTCCCGTGAATTTGCCCGACGCATCGGCGCCAAGGAGGAGGAAGCCTTCTTTACCGGGGACGGCTCCGGAAAGCCTCTGGGCATCCTGGCAGCCAGCGGCGGCGCGGAGACCGGCATTACTGCTGCGTCTGCCACCGCGATTACCGCCGATGAACTGATCGACCTGTTCTACTCCCTGAAATCGCCTTACCGCCGCAATGCTGTGTGGGTACTGAACGATTCCACCATCAAGGCAGTCCGTAAACTGAAAGATGGCAGCGGCCAGTACCTGTGGCAGCCTTCCCTGACTGCCGGAACACCGGATACCATCCTGGGCCGTCCTGTGCGCACCTCGGCCTATATGCCCGCCATCGCCGCCAGTGCGAAGACCATCGCCTTCGGTGATTTCAGCTACTACTGGATCGCAGACCGCCAGGGGCGCTCCTTCAAGCGCCTGAACGAACTGTATGCGGCAAACGGCCAGGTGGGCTTCCTCGCTTCCCAGCGCGTGGACGGCAAGATGATCCTGCCGGAGGCTGTCAAGGTGCTGGTACAGAAAGCATCGTAAGGGAGGGTTGACAGATGAGCTACAACGGAAAGAACTACATGGAACAGGGCGGCGATAAGTGGGTGATTGGCGGCACCCTCGAAATCAAGGAGGGGGCTTCTGTTACCGGTTTGCCCGCCGCCGAGGTTCCCCAGGCGGCAAACCAGGCCGACAGCGTTGCGGAGGATGTTTCCACTCTGGTTTCTGATTTCAACGGCCTGCTGGCCAAGCTGAAGGCAGCGGGCCTGATGGCATCCAGTTAAGGAAGGGGGCGGCGGTGATGGACACTCTGCTGGAAAAAGTCAAAGCAAACCTGATTCTGGAACATTCGGCGGATGACGCGCTTTTGCAGAGCTACATCACCGCCGCTGTTTCCTACGCGGAGAGCTACCAGCATATCCAGGAGGGCTATTACACGGAGAATGCGATGCCGGCCACCACCGAACAGGCGGTGATCATGCTGGCATCGCATTTCTATGAGTCCAGGGACGGTTCCACGGGCGGATTCTTCGCTGATAACACAAACGCAGCACAGCAGGTCTGGAACACGGTCAACCTTCTGCTTCGGCTCGACCGGGAATGGAAGGTGTGATATGAGTTTTGGAAAAATGAACACCTTCATCTCCATTGTGGAAAAACAGTTCACGCAGGATGATGAGGGCTTTAAGACGGAAACGGATGTGACCGTGGCAGAGGTACGCGCTTACCGGGAAGGCCGGCATGGCAGTGAGAAATGGGCCAACATGGCATCCTTTTCCACTGCCACCGACCTTTTTCAATTCCGCGTGATACCCGGCGTTACGGTCACAACCGATATGCGCATCCTCTGTGACGGGCATACCTTTGAGATTACTTCGGTGGAGGATGTCAAAGGCAGGGGGATGTATCTGGAAGTACTGGTACAGGAGGTGAAACCAGGTGGCTAAAGCGACATGGAGGATGCCGGATGATTTCCTGATGAAGGTATCCCGGCTGGCGGACAAAACGGATGAGATTCTCCCGAAGGTGCTGGAAGCGGGCGCGGAGGTTGTGGAGGACAAGGTGCGCTCCAACCTGCAGTCGGTTATCGGCAGCGGGACGAAGTATGAGTCCCGAAGCACCGGTGAGCTTCTCCGCTCCCTTGGCACATCTCCCGCCCTGCAGGATAAGAACGGGGACTTCAATGTGAAGGTAGGCTTTTCCGAGCCGAGGTCGGACGGTGACAGCAACGCCAAGATCGCCACCATCCTGGAATACGGCAAGAGCGGCCAGCCCGCAAAGCCTTTTCTAAAGCCGGCACGATCTTCCTCCAAAAACGCCTGCATTAACGCCATGAGAGCGAAGCTGGACGAGGAGGTGGAGAAGATTTGAGCCTGCTTTCGGAAATCAAGGCCGTGGTCACCGGCTGCGGCCTGCCTGTGGAGACCGGCGTGTTCTCTGGGGAGCCGCCGGAGGAATATGTGGTAGTCACGCCCCTGGCGGATACTTACGAACTCCACGCGGATAACCTGCCGGGGTATGAAACCCAGGAGGTGCGGCTCTCCTTGTTCTCCAAAGGAAACTATCTGATGCGGAAGGAGCAGCTTTCAAAGGCGCTCCTTGCCGCTGATTTTGTGATTACGGACAGGCGGTACATCGGCCATGAGGATGATACCGGCTACCACCACTATGCCATTGATGTGGCAAAACTGTATGGATTGGAGGAATGAACGATGGCTACCATTGGCCTTGATAAACTTTTCTACTCGAAGATTACCGAGGGTGAAAACGGTGATGAGACCTACGAGACCCCGGTATCCCTGGCAAAAGCCATGACCGCCGAGCTTTCCGTGGAACTGGCGGAAGCTACGCTGTATGCGGACGATGGCGCGGCGGAAGTCGTGAAGGAGTTCCAGAGCGGCACCCTGACGCTGGGTGTGGATGATATCGGGAAAAGCGTGGCGGAAGATTTGACCGGGGCGGTGATCGATGAAAACGGCGTCCTGATCTCCGCATCGGAGGACGGCGGCGCTCCGGTCGCTATCGGCTTCCGGGCGAAGAAAGCAAACGGCAAGTACCGCTATTTCTGGCTGTACCGTGTGATTTTCGGCATCCCCGCCACCAACCTCACCACCAAGGGCGAGAGCATTGAGTTTTCCACCCCTTCCATCGAGGGGACGGTGACCCGCCGCAACAAGGTGGACGGCCAGGGCAAGCATCCCTGGAAAGCGGAGGTTTCCGAGGATGACGCGGATATTTCTCCGACGATTATCAGCAACTGGTATCAGGAAGTCTATGAGCCGTCCTATACGGCGGCAGGCGGCGAAGGTTAAAGGGGGTATAACAGATGAATGAGCGAAGCGCAGCGATTAATATCGGCGGTGTGAAATATGAAATGCTCCTGACCACCAGGGCGACCAAGGCCATCGCCGGACGCTACGGCGGATTGGAGAACCTGGGCGAGAAGCTGATGAAAGCGGAGAACTTTGAGATGGCGCTGGACGAGATCGTGTGGCTGATTACCCTTCTGTGCAACCAGCCGATCCTCGTCCACAACCTGAAACATCCGGAGGACAAAAAGCCGGAGCTGACCGCCGAGGAGGTGGAGCTTCTCACCTCCCCGATGGAACTGACGGACTATAAGGACGCCATCATGGAGGCCATGTACCGGGGGACGAAACGGAATATCGAAAGTGAGCCGGAGGGAAAAAACACGGCGGCCGGGTAAGCGATGAAGAATTGTTTACCCGGCTTTTGTATTACGGCATGGCCCACCTCTCCCTGCACATGGAGGAGGTGTGGCTCATACCGTTTGGCTTGCTCATGGATCTGTGGGAATGCCACAGGCAGTTTTTGGGGCTTGCGAAGCCAAAACGGGAACTGACGATAGATGATGTCATTCCCTATGGAATTTAACGAGGAGAGGAGGTGCGGCCCGTGGCGGACAATTTTGGCCTGAAAATCGGCATTGAGGGCGAAAAGGAATTTAAAAAGGCTTTGTCGGAGATCAACCAGTCCTTTAAGGTGCTGGGTTCCGAGATGAAGCTGGTTTCTTCCCAGTTTGACGCCAACGATAAATCCATCCAGGCGCTTTCCGCGAGGAATACCGTTCTGAACAAGGAAATCGACGCCCAGCGCCAGAAGATCGAAACGCTGCGGGCCGCCCTCCAGAACGCCTCCGAGTCCTTTGGGGAGAACGACCGCCGGACGCAGAACTGGCAGATCCAGCTTAACAACGCCGAAGCCGCCTTAAACGGCATGGAGCGGGAACTTTCCGCCAATGAGCGGGCCATTGAGTCCCTCTCCCGGCAGGAGACAGAGGCGGCGGACGCCACAGAGCGGCTCTCCCAGGAGATTTCCCGCCAGGAAGAGGAACTTTCCGGGATGAAACGCGCCTATTCCAATGCGGTTCTGGAGTACGGAAAAGGCTCCAGCGAGGCAAAGGAACTGGAGGGGCGCATTTCCCAGCTTTCCGGGGAACTGCGGGAAAACCGGGAGCGGATGAAGGACGCCGGGGATGTGGCGGAGGATTTCGGCGATTCGCTGGAGGACGCATCCAGCGGAGCAGATAAATTAGGCTCCGGCCTTTCGGTCGCTACGGTGGCGATGGGCAATCTCATCTCCTCCGGCATCCAGGCGGCGTTAAGCGGCATCCAGGAACTTGGCAGCGCCATCTGGAACCTGGACGAAGCCACTGAGGAATACCGGGTAGCCCAGGGTAAGCTGACCACTGCCTTTGAAGCGGCGGGATACAGCGGGGACGCGGCACAGAAATCCTACACGGAGTTCTATAAAATCCTGGGCGATACGGACACGGCCACGGAAGCCTCCCAGCTCCTAGCGCAGCTTGCCCAGAACGAGCAGGACATTACCAAGTGGACGAATATCGCGGCCGGCGTCTACGGTACCTTCGGCGATGCCCTCCCCATCGAGGGCATGATTGAGTCCGCCAACGAGACCGCCAAGGTGGGTGAGGTTACCGGCTCCCTGGCGGACGCCTTAAACTGGGTGGGCATCAGCGAGGATGCCTTCAACGAGAAGCTGGCTGCCTGTTCCAGTGAAAGCGAGAGAAACCGCCTGATCATGGAGACCCTCTCCGGAGCCTATGATGAGGCGAGCGGCGCGTTTTACCGCAACAATGAGGCGCTGGTGGCTTCCAGAGAAGGACAGGCGCAGCTTGACGAGACCCTGGCGGGGCTTGGGGAAACCATTTCCAATGTGAAGAACAGCCTCCGGGCAGAGTTCCTCCCGGCAATTTCGGAAGTCATCTCCGCCTTTACCGACATGGTCAACGGCGTGGACGGGGCGGATGAAGCCTTTGCCGGGGCCATTACGGGGCTGGTGAACACGGCGGTTTCCATGCTGCCGCAGTTTGTAAACACCGGGATGCAGATGCTGACCTCGCTGCTTTCCGGCATTATCCAGAGCCTTCCGGCTGTGATGGAGGGCGCGGCGCAGATCATCGTCACGCTGGCCCAGGGCATCGCGGCGGCGGTTCCCACGCTGATTCCGCAGATTGTCCTGGTGGTTACCCAGATCGTACAGACCCTGATCGAAAATCTGCCGATGATTCTGGACGCGGCGCTGCAGCTTATCATGGGGCTGGCCCAAGGGCTGCTTAATGCCATCCCGGTCCTGGTCGCGGCCCTGCCCGCCATCATTACGGCGATTGTGGAGTTTATCGTCGGAGCAATCCCACAGATCATCAACGCCGGGATACAGCTATTGACCTCGCTGGTCTCCGCACTGCCGGAGATTATCACGGCCATTGTGGCGGCGATTCCGCAGATCATTGACGGGCTGGTGACGGCCATCCTCGGCAGTATCCCCCAGATCATTGACGCGGGTGTGAACCTGCTGATTTCCCTGATCCAGAACCTGCCGACCATCATTACCACCATTGTGGGGGCGATCCCGCAGATTATTTCCTCGCTGGTAAATGCCACCTTAAACAGCATCCCGCAGATCATCCAGGCAGGCGTGCAGCTATTTGTGTCGCTGATCCAGAACCTGCCCACCATCATCGTGGAGATCGTAAAGGCGGTGCCGCAGATCATTGCGGGGATTGTGAATGCCTTTACCTCGTCTATGGGCCAGATTGTCAATATCGGCAAGAACATCGTGCAGGGGCTGTGGCAGGGTATCCAGAGCCTTGCCGGATGGATTTGGGACAAAGTATCCGGCTGGATTTCCGGCATCTGGGACGGGATCTGCAGTTTCTTCGGCATCAATTCGCCCTCGAAGGAAATGGCCTGGGTGGGCGAGATGCTGGGCAGGGGTCTTGCCGGCGGTATTGAGGACAGCGCCGGTGAAGCGGTCAGCGCCGCAGAGGATTTGAACAACGGCATCCTGGGCGTGATGAACGGCCTGGCGGCGGATATGCAGTCCGCTGTTCCCTCGAATTTTGCCTTTGACGCCGGCGGGACGATCCGCTCTGCGTCCGGCGGCATGAACAGCGGGGGCGCGTCCTTTGGAACCCTCATTACCATCCAGCAGATGATTGTCCGCAGCGAGGATGACATCCGCAGGATTTCCCAGGAACTTTACAACCTGATCCAGACCGGCTCCCGCGCCCAGGGACGGTTCAGTACCGCATAAAGGAGGTGCAGCCTGTGGGCTTTTCCTATAACGACATCACATCCAAGAGCATGGGCCTGAAGGCAAGGCTGACCTCCTGGCAGGTCAGCGGAAGTCTGCGGAACTTTACCACAACGGTCCCCGGTAAATACGGCGTGACGGATTTCGGCGCGGATTTCGACTACCGGGAGATCGTGGTCTCCTGCAGTATCTTCCCCAGGCACAGCTTTTCCGCCCTGGTTTCCACGCTGGACGATATCGCTGCGTGGCTCGACCCGGTGGGCGGCTTAAAGCAGCTCGTCCTGGATGATGTGCCAGACCGGTACTTCATGGCAAGACTGAACGCGGCGGTGGAGTGTGAACGGCTCCTGCGTTCTTCCGGCAGCTTTGACCTGACCTTCTTCTGTCCGGACCCCTTCGGCTATGCCATCGAGGATGAGACCTTTTCCATCACGGAAGCGGGAAACAGCACGGTCACGCGGCTCATCGGGAACATGGAGTCAAACCCCATCTACCGCATTGAGGGCGTGGTTACCTCCGGGGCAGGCAATTCCATCAGCATCACCACCAATGGGCAGGAACTGAAGATTGTCAATGCTACCCTTGCGGCCAGCGAGACGCTGGTGGTGGATACCGACCGGATGACCGCCTATGTGGAAGATGCGGACGGGATGATCCTGCGGAACGCCCTGCCGTATCTGGAGGAACTGAACTTCCCCACGCTGGCGGTGGGGAGCAACACGGTTTCCGTAACGGCGGCAAACGCCACGTTTACGGGGCTGGAAATCCAGGCAAGGAGCCGATGGAGGTGAGCGGCAATGGCACTGAAAACGATACTGAACAAGCAGACGGATTTTACCGGGGAGTTCCCGGAAGAATGGGCAAAGGGCGGCCTGTGGCGGTTCAATGAATCGGACCCGGATGAGGACGACTGCCTTTTGGATTCCTCCGGCATGGGACGGGCGGCATATATCAATAACTGGAGCGGCACCAGTGCGTCCCTCTCCGCAAACCGCATGGGGAATTATATCCGCATGAACATTGTGAACCCATCCTCCGAGCAGAACTATCTGAAGGTGACCAATGATGGCAGCATTTTCGCAAGCCTTGGGGCAAGGATTGTCTGCGGCGGCTGGATGAACCCCACCACCTATTCCGTGGGGAATACCTACTGCCCGATTTTTAACACCCGGTACGGGCCGGGGCAGCCGATTTTCTACCTGTCCCTCATCCGGGGCAATCCGAGGATCATGCTCTACAACGATACCGGCTCTTTGATCCTGGACGAGTCGGTGGATCCGCCCTTTTCCCTGGTCAACGGCGGCTGGTACTTTATCGCCTGCCTGATCGAGCCGGATAACAAAACGGCGCAGTATGTGGTGGGCGACCGGGGCAGCGGCACGGTGTGGGCGTCGGAGGTGCTTTCCTTTACCGGGGAACTGAACCGCTCCTGCACGGCGGATTTGATTCTGGGGATGCACGCCGACTCCTATTGGTACGCCGGAGGGCTGGACGATTGGTTTTTGGACTGTGACACCCAGCTAACCGCAGAGGACCTGGAAAACTACTTCCTTTCCTCACTCTGCGCCAACGGCGGCGATACTTCCGGGGATGTGGATGGCATCACGGAGCCGGGGACGGTCACGCTCCGGGCATCAAGCGGCGGTTACCCTTCGGAAGGTGTACTGACCACAGCAGCGGCAGACTGCAATCTCTCCGGCACCGGGCGTGTGTCTGTGACCAGCGAGTACATCTCCGGTGCCACGGCGGTTTCCCTGGTGGAGACTTCCACCAGCGATGACCTGGAGGAATGGAACGATTGGGCGGCAGTCCCCGCTGACGGGCGGCTGGCGTCCCCCAACCGGGCATATATCCGTTTCCGGGTAACGCTGACTACCACAGACACCTCCCGGACACCGAAGGTTATTGATATCCGGCTCTATGACATCCCGAAAGCGCCCTATGAAAAGATCGGCTATGCCCGTCCGGTGGTGCTGGACAGGAACGGTGCATGGGAGGCGGTGCTGGAGAATGCATACGACATCATTGTCACGGGCGAGATCAACGGCGAGGACACCCTTTCCTTTAAGATTCCCTACCGGGATGGCAAGCGGGGCTATATCGACAGTGAGAAGAAGATCCAGATCGTGGATGATGTGTATAAGGTCAGGACGGTCACGGACACCAGGGACACAGACGGCAGTGCCGTCACAGAGGTGTACGCGGAGGCGGAGTTCTATGATCTGACCTTCTCTGTCCGCAAGGAGGAGCGCACCTTTGAAGCGGAGTACCCGGAAACGGCGATGGCATACGCCCTGGAGGGGACGGAATGGAGCGTCGGCACGGTGACAATGCGGACACAGCGCACCTGGACCAGCAGGTCGAAAAACGCTTTGTCCATCCTGCGGAATATCGCAGACCTCCACGGCGGCGACCTGGTCTTTGACTGCCCGAACCGGCTGGTGCATCTGCTGACGGTCAACGGCAAGGACAGCGGCGCCCTTTTTGCCTACAAGAAGAACATGAAATCCATCCAGCGGGTGGTGGACACCAGGGAGCTTGTGACCCGGTTGTACGCCGTGGGCGCGGAAGGGATGACCTTCGCGGACATCAACGGCGGAAGGCCCTATGTGGAGGACTTCACCTACACAGACGAGGTGAGAATCTCCACCCTGGACTGCTCCTCTTTCACGAATCCCTACCAGATGAAAGAATATACCGAGATGCGGCTGGCGGATTACGCAAAGCCCACCATTTCCTATGTGTTAAACGCGATGGACTTATCCGTGCTGACGGGCTACGAGCATGAAGCCTGGGAACTGGGAGATTACGTCCGGGTGGAGGATAAGGAGTTGGGGCTTTCGGTCACCACAAGAATTGTCCGCCGGGAATACAACCTGCAGGAGCCGTGGAACACGGTGCTGGAGCTTTCCACCACGCTGAAGAACCTGGGCAGTTCCGCCAGTGAATGGGACAACGCGGCGGACTCGCTGGAAGGCACCAGCATGGTGTCGAACAACGATATCCGGGAAATGGTTCCTTTCAATCTGCTTAGAAACTCCCGCGCCGATGACGGGCTTGCCTACTGGGTCAGTTCCGGCTTTGAGGCGGACAGTGAAAACGGCGCGTCCGGCACGGCGTCTTTCAAAGCGGAGGGCGTGGCCGGCATGACCAAGAGCCTGTCCCAGACCGTCTATCCCGCCAACCGCTCCAGCTACACCCTGTCGGCGCAGATCGGTTCGGAAGACTTGGAGAAGTTAAGCGAAACTTCCCAGGTGGGCATTGAAGTAGTGATCGAGTATGAGGACGGCAGCACGGAGAGCCGGTTCATTGATTTGTACTGATGGAAGGAGGATGGCATGGCATATTTATCTTCAACTTCCGCCAGGATCGCGCCGGAGAATTACTCCTCCAGGGTCAAGTCCATCACGGTGCGGGTGTGCATCACAAACTGCACCGGGACGCTTTTTATCACGGACATCCTCCTGCAGGCTGGGTCCGTGGCGACGGGATGGGTAGGCCATCCCTGCGAGATGAAGTGGACGCTGGATGGCTGAGATTGCTTTTGTCCGGCTGGCGGAGGTCATCAACCGGAAACAGGATATGCGTGTCGTGAGCGTTACCGTAAAGCCTACCATCGCGGACTGCTCCGGCACGATCTATTTTACGGACCTGATGCTCCAGGAAGGCCCGGCGCTGACGGGATACACGCCACATACCGAACCATTCCTTAAAAAGCTGCGTGTGGACGGCGAGGTCAAGGCCCCTGTCTGGTTCAACGGTGTGGTGCGGGGCGAGGAAACGGTCATCCTCTTTAATCTTGGGGAGACTTCCGCTGGGCTGGATGTGCATTTGTACCCCAAGTCCGACCTGGAAGCGGGGGCAGTTTCCCTCTGCCAGGGCGTGGGCGGCCAGAAGGTATCCTTCCCCAACGCCGTCCCCGCCGAAGCGGACCTTGCTCTGCTTGCCAGCACACGGCAGTGTACGAAGAACGGCAGCCCGGAGAAAAAGGAGGGCTTTTACCAGTACAGCGCCGCCTGGGATTCCAAGCATAAGGTGACGCTCCCGGAAGGGAAAACGGCGCGGGTGCTGTTTGAGATGCAGGAAATGCAGGATGGAGGTGAGCCGATCTGATGGACACACTGAAAGGCAAACAGATCATGGTGTGGACGTTCATGGGAAACGCCCGGATGTATGAAGCCCTCCGGGACTACGGAGACCGCATCAGCCAGATCGGGCTGTTCTCCTTTAAGGTGCGGGCCACCGGGGAGATTTACGAGAGCGGCGTGGCGATTTCGGACATGCTCACCTACATCAACAAGTGGCCCCATATCAAGTGGCTGCTGACGGTGGCAAACGACGGGGCGAACAGCATCTTCCGCGCCCTGCGGGACAACACAAACGGGGCGCAGGAGATGTTCCTTTCGGAGATCATCCGCATCATGGAGAAGTATCCCTGGTGTGACGGCATCGACATTGACCTGGAACGAGGGGACGGCTACTCCACCCATGCCGCGTCAACCGCCATGTTCCAGAACATCTACAATACGGTAAAGAATTACGATGCCACGAAGCACATGAACATCTGCCTGCCGGGGATGACTTCCGTTAATGGCTCGGTGGGCGGCGAGAACTGGTGTGTCTACGGGGACCTCGACTCCTGCTGTGACACGGCGTCTATTATGAGCTACGGCATGGCCTGGGCAGGCTCCGCGCCGGGGCCGGTTTCTCCGAGAAGCTGGCTGGAGGGCATTTACGATTACGCCACCCAGGTCATGGACCCGGATAAGATTTTCCTGGGAATGCCGGCCTACGGCTGGAACTGGCAGATTTACGATACGCCGGAGAACCTGGGCGAGACCTACCGGGGCGTTTCCAACACCTACTACGCCGCAAGGTACTGGATGACGGGAGCGTACAACTTCACGGGTGACGCGCCGCCCCAGCCCTTTCTCCCTATCGTGGCCTATTGGGATGATTATGACAAGGTGCCCTACGCCTTTCCCCATGTCTACGATTACATGGAAGGAGCGGACGCAGTTTCCCGCGAGTACCCTCAGCTTGCGGACACATACAACCGCAGGCGCTACCTGACTGCCTACGGCAAGGAGCAGAAAACCGAGTTCGGAACTATTTTCATCGACCGGGACGCTGACGGCTACTCCAGCGCGTCCGGCATTGTCTCCATTGAAAACGGCATCGCAACCCTGGGCGATAACGGCTCGGTGACCTACAGTTTTACGGTGAACGCAGCGGGAACTTACGATGTGGCGGTGCGGCTCTGCTATCCCTTCTGGGATAAGAACGGCATCTATGCGGCGCTGGACGGCAGCACAAAGCACTTCACGGAAAGCCGCCTGTGGTGGCCGTACTGGCGGAGTACCTTCTGGGCGTCCCTCGCAAGCGGTGTAACGCTCTCAGTCGGGACGCATACCATCACCATCTCTCTGGACGTCAAAGGCGTCCAGTTTTACGGCTTCCGGGTCTGCTCGGCTTTTTCCGAGGAACCTACCGCCGGGGAGGCTACATTTGCCCTTGCGC